GTCGAAGGTGTAGCGCTTGGCCATGTACAGCTCGTGGCCGAGGCCGAGCATCAGCGTCGGGTCGACGGCCACGGTGTACACGGCGTCGGTCAGCCCGGAGATCAGGGTGTACGCCGTCGAGCCCTGGTCGACGAACGGGATCGCCCCGGCGACGTCGCGCCCTGGGGAGATCTTGCCGTTGTTCAGCTCCTGCACGGCCTGCTGGAACGTCGGGTCGGCGAGCACCGAGGTCATCTGCGACACGGCCTGCTTGTACTGTGCCGAGCCCGGGGCGGCCATCCCGGCGGCCATCTTCTCGACCATTCCGAGCTGGCTGTTGGTGTCGGTGGAACGGTGCCCGGCTGCTTCGTGGGCGAACTTGACGACGTCGATGCCCAGTGCCGACAGGTCGTGGGCGGCGCCGGTCAGGCGCGGATCGCCGAGCATCTCCTCGGCGCGGCGCTGCGACTGCAGGCTGAACGTCTTCTCCCCGTCCCACGAGGCGTTGAAGGCCCGGATCCAGTCGCCGGGGTTGGAGGCGAACGCCGCGCCGGAGCCACCGATGGTCGCACCGAGGCCGAGCGCGCCGAGGGCCATCAGCGAGCCGCCGCCGGTCGGCACCGCCAGAGCCACGGCTGCCAGGCCGAGCGCCCCGCCGGCGAGGAACGCGAACTGCGAGCCCTCGTCCATCGTCCGCGCCGTGCGGTACAGGTGGGCGGGCCACTGCCCGACCCAGTTGAGGGTCTCCATCGTGGCGTGGGCGGCCTCGCCGACACCGGGAATGGCGGTGACGCCGTGGGAGATGACGCTCAGCGGCTTGCCGATCATCGAGGCGGCGGTGCCGAGGAACGAGCCCTCGTCGCGGTTCGGCTCCTGGTAGCCCATCTGGGCCAGGGCCTGCTGCTGGCCGGGGGCCAGGCGCGAGGTGATCGCCCGCTGCGCGCCGGGAGTCAGGGTGCGCAGCTGGTTGGCGAACTTGTCGCCGAGGATCATCGAGTAGTGCTGGCCGGCGGTGGCGACGAGGTCTTCGGTGCCCATTGGCGACATCGCCATCTGGGTCAGCGCCGAGAGGTTGTCGGCCATGTACGGGTTCTGGGCGGCGACGAGGCGGATGCGCTGCGACAGGAGCCGCATGTCGCCGACGCCCTGGTCGTCGGTCTGGGTCCTCGAGTTGGGGATGTAGGTCGGCATCTAGGCTCCGGCTTGGTCGGCGAGCTGGGCGAAGTATGGGTCGCCCGTCGTCTGGCTCAGCCGGCGCAGCATGTCGCCAGCCGGCGAGCCCTGCTGGCGCTGCAATGCCTCCGGGCCCGGGCCGGGACCGCGCATCAGCCCGGCGGTGATCGGCTCGGAGGGGCGGTTGGTCGGATCGAGGAGCAACCCGGTCTCCGGCCGCACCGTTTGAGCGGCCGCCAGTACAGCTTCGTGATCGTACGGCTGTACTGGCGCTGGAGAGCCGCCCGCCGCAGCTGAGGGGGGATCAGCTACTGCCGCCGCCATGTTAGGCGTCGGCATCGCCGCGTCGAGGGTTTGCATCTCGACGCCCTGACCGTAGGTCTGCGGGGCCACTTTCGGCGCCGGCATTGCCGGGGCGCCCGATTGCGTCTTGCGTTGGCGAGGCACGTCACGCTCCCTGCGGCGACATGGCCTGCATCACCTGACGCATCGCCTGGGCGTCGGCAGGGACGTTGACGCGAGGCGCCGGGGCGGGCTGCTGGTCGGCGGCCGGACCGCCGGTCAGGCCGGGCATCGACTCCGGTGGGGCGGTCATCCCCTCCGGTGGCGGTGGGGCCGGCGTGGCTTGCAGCTTGCGCAGCTCCTCGTCGATCTTCTCGACGGCATCGAACACCGACTCGCCGTTGCCGACGCGCTTGGCGACCATGCTGAGGATCGTCGGCGGCAGCATCCCGGTGGTCACCTGCTGGACGAGGCCGGCCATCACGGCCTGCTCGAGCTGCTCCTCGCGGGCCTGGGCGGCTTCGGCGTCGGCGTTGCCGACCATCGGGTGCTGTTCACGGAAGGTGCGCAAGGAAATCGCCTGGGCTCCGTACAGCGAACCGAGGACCTGGGTCAGCTGCATCATGTCGGCGCCGGCGATGTAGTAGCTGAGCGAGGTCTCCAGCGTCTCGATGTGCTCGGACGGGGTGAACTCGATCAGCTTGCGGTTGTTGCCGTAGCCGCAGTACATCGAATACTGCTTGTTCGGCCAGTAGCCCTTGTACGTGGCCAGCACCGCCCGGTGCAGCGACGGCAGGTACGACTCGGTGATCTCGTGCAGCTCCTGGACGCGCGGGTCGAGGGCCATGCCGGACAGGGCGTCGATCGCCCGGCCGGTGCGCATCGCCCCGTAGGTCTCCCCGCCGAACTGGGGGACCAGACTGGTCGAGGTGCGGAAGTTGCGCTCGAGGCGGTCGATCAGCTGGCCCGTGTTCGGGTCCGGGGTGGAGCGCAGCACACCGACGGTGTCGGCGTCCTCGATGATGTTGACGTCACCGGAGCGCCCGTCGGCCCACTTGCCGCCGACCAGCTTCGGCTCCGAGCCCTTCGAGCCGACGATGTAGGTGTCGGGGAAGATCGCCTTTTCCTGGGCGATGACGTTGAGGCCCATCAGCTTGGCCTGCAGGTCGATGTTGCCGAGCAGCGAGCCGATGCGCGAGGCGATCCGGCCGAGCGAGACGTTGTGCGGCATACAGATCGGCGGCATCTCCGCCCGGTTGGGCAGCCGGGACAGCTCCATGTTCGGCGACACGGTGGTCTGGTACATCTGGTTGGAGTTGATGTGCTGGCCCTGCGAGTCGCACGGGCCCATCAGGCCCCACACGAGGTGCTCGCAGTCGTACCACTCGACGACGTCCCACAGCTGGATCATGTCGCGGTCGGTGATCGGGCCGCCGTTCTCCGAGCGCACGGCCGGGAACAGGTTGCGCAGGAACTGCCCTGAGTAGCGGTTGACGAACGCTCCGTAGTTGGGGTCGCGCAGGCTCTCGTTGGCCATCGGCTCGATGTAGCTCGACAGCGGATCGCGGACCTCGATGCGCGGGATCTTCGACTTCTCGTCTGGGACGACGACGATCGCGGCGGTGTGGTAGGCGGTCATGTGCCGGTAGTAGCGGCGCCGGCCGAGCTGCCACCTCGAGGCGTCATAGGTGGCGTTGATGATGTTGGCGCGGATCGAGCCGTACTCGCGCGAGCGCTTGCCCTTGTCCTTGTTGTACTCGATCGGCGGCGAGAACACCGTCGGGGTCGTCGAGGCGGCGCGCAGGGCGATCTGGTCGATGGCCTCGCCGATCAGCGCCGGGGTCAGCTGCGGCATCTTCGGCTCGTTGGCGATGTCGATCATCGGCATCACCCACTCGCCCTCGTAGCGAACGAGGATGTCGCGCATCCGCTGGAACAGGACGCCTTGGTCGGCTTGCATGAGGCGCACCGCTTCGACGATCTGGGCCCAAGAATAGGTCACAATTTGGCTCCGATCGGGATGATTGGTTGCGCCCTCAGTGCTTCGTATGGTACGCCCTGGCGACGCCACGACTGGGGCTTATCCACCAGGCGGCCCTTCTGTTCCTGCCACACGATCCACGCGAACCACATGGTCATGACGCGGTCCTGGCGCAACTTGGAACCACGCACCAACGGCTTCCACGCCTTCAACTGGCGGCACAGCTCGTCGATCGGCACCCGTGTCTTCTTCTCGTCGAAGTACGGCAGGATGATCTTGCCGGCTTCCCAGTCACCGGCCATCGAGGCGATGCCGATGTTGGCGTCGTACTTGTTGTCGTTGGTGTTGTGCTCGCGGATGCGGAACCCGTAGCGGTCCTTGAGCGCCTTGAGGCGGTCGTCACGGGCCAGGCCGCGCTGGAAGTTGGCGGCCTCGATGGTCAGCACCGTCGGCTTGTAGTGCGGGGTCAGCAGCTGCAGGGCGGTGGAGATCATCTCCATGATCTCCTCGTTGCGCAGCAGCCGGTCGGACTCCCACGAGCCGACCAGGCGCATCGTCTCCGCCGAGGGCAGCCACACGTCGAGGTTGCACTTGCCGGGGTCGAGGCCGGGGTCGAGCGACAGGTACACCGGCGGCTTGAGCTGCGAGTTGAACTGCCACTCGTTGAGCTTGTGGACGCGGCTCAGGGCCCGGGCCTTGCCCTCGTCGGAGAAGGTCCGCTTGGTCTTGGAGGCTCCCGGGCTCATCATGTAGTTGCGGTCGAAGGCGTCGTCCTTCACCTTGCGGCGGATGCGGTCCAGCCCGTCGAGGGTGAACATCTCCGGCCACAGCGGACGCTCCGAGCCGTCGGGCCCGTAGATGATCGCCGGGAACTTGATGACCTCCAAGATCCCCTCGAGCTCCTCGTCCTCGAGGAGCGCTTCGTAGAAGTCGTTGTCGCCGACGCGCGTGCCGGCGATCGAGGTCACCCCGGTCTCGCCGGGGCGGGACAGGGCGTCCTGGCGGAACCACTCCAGCTGGGTGTCGGTGCGCCCGAGAGTCTTGAGCGACTGGATGTCGTCGACGTGGAGGTGGTCGGTGCGGATCGAGACCGTGCTCGAGTTCCAGCCGATGGCCAGCATCGAGTGGTCGCGCTCGTCGGAGGCCTGCTTCTTCATCACCCGGAAGTGGGCGTTGTTCCACGGCTGGCGGTACATGTTCTCGCGCGACGCGCCGGCGTCGGAGCGGAACGGGCCCCACTCCTTGACGAGCAGCGGGAAGGGGCCATTGACCTCGAGGCGGTTGCGGACACGGGAGACGATGCGCTTGGAGATCGTGTCGGCTTCCGAGGCGGTGGTGTTGCGCCACTCCGGCACCCGGCAGATCTTCTCGGTGGCGTAGTCCTCGAACGTCGTGGTCTTGCCGTGCTCGGGCGGCCACAGGGCCATGAGGATGTTGCCGGGTCGCAGGTTCTCCACTGCGTCGATCCATTGCTGCTGGAACGGAGCCCGGACCCGGCCGAAGTACCGTAGCGCGAATTGCGCCGAGCTCATTTCGGAGTGGGCGACGATCCGTTCCGAGGTTGCCCTGGCGATGTTGACCTTGGCCGCCCAGGCCTTGTCGGTCTGCTTCCACTTGCGGTAGGCGGAGTACGACACGCCCACTCGGGGGTCGGGAAGGGCCTCGAGGACGCTCATCCCCTGCTCGATCAGATGGAGCAGTACCTCTTTGCGTCGCTGAGTGACCTCATGACGCCTGTCCGCCATCAATTTCGCCATCACGCAAGTGTTGCATTGCTCGGGGACCCGATCGGGTGATACGGGCCCCCGAGGCAATTACTCACCGGGCACTGATGACTTACTGGCCGTCCTTGAAGATGGTGCCCTCGATCTCCAGCGGGGTGCTGGCACCCGAGGCGATGATCGACATCGAGCAGTAGACGCTGCGTGCGCTCTTGAGCACCACGAGGCGCTTGCCGGCACCGACGAACAGCGTCTCGGAGGCGCCGATGACCGCCGGGGTGGCGGCGGCTGCGGCGGCTGCGTTGGCAGACGTGTTGGCGGTGAACACTCGCACGGTCAGTGCTTGTGTCGCGTGGTTGTTCTGCACGGCAAATTGCTTGTTCTTGCCGGTGAGCGTGTAAACGGCTGCTGCGGCGCCCGCGACATCCGTCAAGCTGTTGACGCCAGTTGTGGCCATTGACTCCTCCTTGAAAGGTGATCAAACGGTAGCAGTCGCCCACGCGGGGGACGGGGATTGCCTCACTCGGTGGTGGAGGCCCGGACTTCGTCTTGGTGGGCGAGCGCGGCCTCGAGCGTCGGGCGGTCGAGGACCTTGCCGTCGACGTGCACGCCGTCGAAGCCGAACGTGGACAGCCCGGGGA